AAGATATCAGAAGTTAAAGGTATCAGAGCCGCATGTAAAGTTATGAAAACTAGATATGCTAAACCTTTTGAATCAGTACAGGTTAAGATTCCATATGAAACAGGTATGAATCCTTACTCAGGACTAACTGATATGCTAGAAGGCAAGGGACTACTTAAAAAAGAAGGTAACAGATTAGTATACACCACAGTTGATGGAACAGAAATCAAACAGTTCCGTAAAGCATGGGAATCAAATGAGGGAGGCTGTTTAGATGTTGCTATAACAGAAATTGGTTCTAGTCTAAAAAGACTAAGTAATGATGTTGAAGAAACAGCAGAAGAACCTGAAGTAGCACCAACATTAACAGTAGATGGACACGGTGATGTTCATGAAGTAACAGAGGACTAATAAATGACAATAGATGTTGATATTCTTGGAGATCTTTGGCTAACTGCTAAAGAGTATATTCCATCAAAAGATAGGCAAGCGGCCGCTGATCATGTGGTTGCTATTGTTGCAGATTCAGAAATAAGCGAACAAGATTTAAAAACTTTTGGTGGAACAGATAGTTATCTAGGAAGAGCAGTACACGAATACCTTGGAGAAGAAGAAGATCCAGACGAAGATGTTGACTATGGGAGTGATGATTACTAATGTGGTACAGTAAAGTAGTTGCTAGTTTAAATGCTATTCCAGATATGATTAATCATTATGAAGCAGAGTTGGAAGGAGCCAAACGAGAAATTTCTGTGAAAGGAAATATAGAAAAGGCCTTGGGTGGCCTACCTGGTGTTACAGAACATAGATTTAACCAACTACAAGAAATTGAAGCAGTACTTAACTATCTTAACATACAGTTAAGAAAACTAAGACGTAAACACTTTCAAAAATATCTTGAAGCCTACAACAGAGCATTAACGTCGAGAGACGCCGAAAAATATGTAGACGGAGAAGATGAAGTAATTGACTTTGAAACTATTATTAACGAAGTAGCCTTACTTAGAAATAAATGGTTAGGAGTTATGAAAGGAATAGAAAGTAAAAACTTTATGCTAGGACACATAACAAGATTGCGTACGGCTGGTATGGAGGATTCTTCAATTGGCTAGTCATTCACAGTGGATACTAAATCACTTAAGAGAGTATGATAGTTTTTTAGATAGTTTAACAACTATTGCTGACATGGGCTGTGGACATACTAATGACATACATTGGTGGGCTACATTAGAAACAAGAGATGATCCACCTGAGCCTTACAACTATAAATGTTATGCTGTTGACATTGATCAAAAAGCATTAAACTCAATTCCCAAACACGAAAATATTCATTTAATTAATAAAGATTTTACACAAGAAAACATATTGCCAAGATCAATTGATCTCATGATGGCACATGACAGTTTTCAGTATGCGTGGAATCCAATTGAAACATTAAGAAACTGGCACAAGGCGATGACAGTTAATGGTATGTTAATTATATCAGTTCAAGCACAAAGTGGTGTTATGGACAACATGTATTATAGTTTTACTCGAGATCATAGCATACATCATTATACACCAATTAACTTGATATACATGTTAGCATTGTGTGGATTTGACTGTCGTGATGCTTATCTACTTAAAAAACGTAATGATCCGTGGATCAATATTGCTGTTTATAAAAATGATATTGAGTTTATGGATCCAGCAACAACTAAATGGAGTCACCTGGTAGAAAAAGATCTAGTACATCCGAGTGTTGCTGAAAGTGCTTTTAAATGGGGCAACTCAGTTAAACAGGAAGAAGTATTGTATCCTTGGTTAGACAAAGAAAATTACTTTATTGATTATCAAAGTGTGTTTGAACCTTTACCATTTACAGAAGGTGTACCAGTTGAACAGTTAGGTGGGCAACATAAAAGTATTAAAAAAGAAAGTGATCGACCAAGTGTGTTTCAAGCAGATCCTAGAGATAAAAAAGCAACTAAAACTAAAAACGTTGGTATATTAAGACCTCCCAAACGAGGATAAACAAGTGAATCGAGTAGTCCTAATAACAGGTGGGTTTGATCCACTACATCGCGGACATATTAATTACATTCATTCAGCACGACAACTAGGTGACATGCTACTAGTTGGAGTAAACAGTGACAGTTGGCTTACACGTAAAAAGGGTCAACCTTTTATGCCTAGCATTGACAGAATTCCTATAATAAAAAGCCTTCGAGATGTAGAAGGATGTTTTTTATTTAATGATCGTGACGATACTGCTATTGAAGCAATCAACAATGCTAAAATGCTTTACCCAAACAGCCAGATTATATTTGCTAATGGTGGTGATAGAAATAGTAGCAATATTCCTGAACTTGAACACTTTAAGAATGATCCAGCAGTTAAATTTGAATTTGGTGTAGGTGGCAACAAAGAAAACTCATCATCATGGATACTTAAAGATTGGATAGCACCTCGTACAGAACGTGAATGGGGATATTATCGTGTGTTACATGATATAGGCACTACTAAAGTAAAAGAACTCACAGTTAATCCTGGTGCTAGTTTAAGTATGCAACGACACTATTTAAGAAATGAACTGTGGCATATTGCTAGTGGACAGTGTAGAGTAGAGTTTGAAGATAATTCCACAACATGGCACAAAGATTTATGCAAACATGATGAATACGTTGTACCTATAGATCGTTGGCATAAAATTACCAATCCTTATACAGAGCCTTGTCACATAATCGAAATACAGTACGGTTCGGGCTGTATCGAAGATGATATTGATCGTAGATAAATACTTAACTATGAGAGCTAACCAATTTATTATAGAATCAAATGGTATCTTTGGACGTAAACAAGGAGAACAATTTGTACACACAGATGGACGTGAAGTAGAATTTTTACGTGTAGACATGTATCCTGATCCAGACCAAGGACAGTTTGAGTCTCCAGAACAACGTGACGAAGCAATTAAACAATACGAAGCTGACTTACATGGCAAAATAGAATGGAGTAATAGTCCAACTAACTCTAGTCTAGGATTTGCTGTTGCTGTGTTAAATGATAGAGAAGGCGGAATTCAGTTGTGGGGTAGATACTTCCAAAAAATACAACATAACATGCCAAAATGGAAAAATGATGCTGTACCTCTAGGTTGGAAGTTGGCTACAAAAAGTGCTCAAAAACTACAAGCAGGATATGATCCACAAAACCTAATTAAAGACGAAAGAGTGTTTATGACTACTAGTGAAGTTATTAACACTGTTAGACAAAACTCACCAGACGCAGTTAAAGAACAATTTGTACAAAACTTAACTAAACTATCACAAGGTAGAGGTGATATTAGATTTGCTGGTATGGCTAATCAAATGGAAGCAGTGCGTGATTACTTTGGTGAAATCATGCAACCACTTGCACTTGAAGGTGGCGTTATTAAAGGACAAGCAGAAGACGCTCGTCAAACACTAGCAGATGGTGCCAGTTGGGCTAACTGCAAAATGATGTGGCCAATGAAAATGAATGCCGCTCTATGTGACAGTTTCTTAATTGCACCTAATGGACAAGAAATTGGTATTAGTTCAAAAGGCGGCAAAGGTGCTAAAGCATCAGCAAAGAATCTATACAGTGCATATGAAGATGCCAAAGACAATCTAGAACTATTAGAAACAGCAAAGTATGCTATTCAAGTGGTAACAGTTATCAACAAAGAATCAGCAATAACAGGTCCTATTGTACTAGGTAAAGCATTAAACATTCCTGGTGTTGATGAACAGTTACTTACAGAAATACAAAATGCAATTAAAACAGGTAAACGTGATCTAGAAGGACTAAGTCCTGCGGCCGTAAACTTGTTATCTAACTTTAAAGTTAATAATGATTTACCACGTTTTAATACAGGTAATGCTATACTATCTGCTGTTGCTAAAGTTGTAGCACAGCAAATCAATAAAAATCCTGAGTTTTCAAAAGGTGCTCTGGCACTATTAAATCAAGCAAGTATAATTCAAGTGTATACTGAAATGAAAAAAGAAGGCGAAGATGCTGTACTAAAAGGATTCAAAGCAGTATATCCGCCAAACTTTGAAGGTCGTGTTGAATTAGATGCTGGTAAAAACTACACTTCAACAAGAATTGTAGGGAAAATGGCATTTAGTTTT